AACGCCGCGCACAGCACAAACAGCGATTGGGCAACCACCGCTGTCTTGGCGAGCAATGCGATAAACGCCGCGCACAGTACAAACAGCGATTGGGCAACCACCGCTGTCTTGTCGAGCAATGCGCTGGGACTTACTGCCTTAGACGGGACTATTACAAACCTATCGGATATTCCATTTGTTATACCGTACGCGGCGATGGTTGGATTGTCTAACCGTTACTACAACGCAACAAATACGGCCTTTGTCTCCGCTTCTGGTGTTGATGGTACGGCTGTGCTTGGCGACCCCGCGCTGCCGTCGGCGACGTTTACTAACGCTTACAATTTGTTGCCCGCTTGGGGCGGGTGCATTTGGTGGTTAGGGTCTAATTATACTGACAATGCCACTCCTAATAATTTCCTCATCAACAAGAATACGGCGGTTGTTCAAGGCAACAACATTCTAGGTCAGGCTGGTTTATATTGGATTACTGTCAATTCTAACCTGTCGTGGTGGGGCGGTCAGGTTGACCTATTTTTCAGTACGCAAAATGCTACCGAGTCAGATTTTCATTACTTACGGATTGGGCGGTATCCTTCCACTTTGAACATAGATGCTATTTTAGGGACGGGTAATGTATGGCTCGACCACTGTTTTCTTTCTTCTGCGTGGGATGATGTAAACTGTAGCAGTCCAGCGGGGACTTTGACTCTGCACGCCAATGATTGTGTATTCTTTGCAAAAGCAAAAGCGGGTAACGACGCGCGCTGCATCTCCTTCCAACCCACTATCACCGGCCCCTCAGGGTCATATTACTATATCAAGGATTCGTTATTGGTAGCTTGCGGAGCGGCGGGGGTCTATCAAAATCTCTGCGTTTCTTGGCGGCCCTATACTGGTTACGGAACACTCGTCCTTGACAATGTTCAAATGATAACTGGCTATACTAATAGTTGGCAAATCTTTGTAAGCCCCACCAGTGATAACGCTGCGTTTGATGCTGCCAGAGTTCGCTTGAAGAATATGCCCGTACCACCACTCAACCAAATCTTTACCAATCGGGCAGGTCAGGTCGCTGCCTTGGGTAGTCTTGGCTCCCTGAATATGAGTGGGGCATCGGGGTTTAGCGCGTCTAATTCAGCGGACGGTCTTACTGCCTTTGTTTATATTAACGGGCAAGTGCTCACCAATTTAGACGTTACAGGCTCGCCTGGTTTAAGTGTATCAAATAACGGTTCGGTGATATATCTATATGGTATTCCACCAACTGTCTGGGAGGATTCAACTGGTTATCAAAGTACTTCTACAGTAGTAGTTGCTGATTATACGGCTTCATCTGGAGGAATCATCATAACAAATATCGGTGGAATCACTTATTTCCTAATGCCAACCAACGGGTTTGCCGGCGGAGGTATTACCAACCTTGATGTCACTGGTGCTTCGGGGCTGTCCAAGAGCAATAACAATAACATCGGCTATATCTATGGCATCCCGTCAATGGTGTGGCAAGACGGAACAGGGTTCGCCTCCACGTCGTCAACGGTGGTTGTGACCTACACCAATACAAGTGGTAGCGTTATCATTACTAACATTGGTGGGTACACCCACTTTATCATGCCAACCAACGGGTTTGGCGGCGGCGGCGCCGGCGTTGACCTGACAGCCAACCAGACGTGGACAGGTACGAATGTCTTTACGCAACCAATCAGTGCGCCGCCATCCAGCAGCAACTACGTCTCCATTTCCGTAGAAGCGGACTGTTTTAGTGGCCCCCTGTATTCCAACAGCGTTGTGAACAGTCAGGTACTCTGGACGAATGGGGTTTGGGAGATGAAGTGGTCGGGCAGCTTGTGGAGTCTCAACGCGAGCGGGGCCACGAACTACACGAGCACGAATGCTTCCATCTTCGTCATTGCCGACTGGCAAAACGATGGCGACAACTGCACGGACGTCCTCTACGGTATTGACCCGCTGCCGGTTCTTGACGGGACTGCCGACCTGAAATTGCGCGGAGGTGAGATAGTCTACGGTGGCGGGGCGACCGGGGCAGTTACCACGGCTGGTAATCTGACCGTGGGCGGGGTGTTGAATGCGGCCACCCTAACCGGCAACGGCAGCGGCCTGACGAATGTTGGCCTGACCACGGCGAAAGTCTCGCTGTCCCTACCGTCTCACATGACGGATGTGAACGGGACATACTCTGTCGCTAACCCTGACGCATGGGAAAATGGGAGTTGGCCGAATGTGAACGCATTTGGCCTCACCCAGTATCCGGAGCGAGACGCCATTTTGGCAATCGAACCAAACTGGGCTACTTCCCCTGCTTATAGCTGCACGAATAATAACAACATCCTGTGGTTCTTCCCGTTGGGAGAGAGGCCCGTCGCAGCTAACACCGTCCGCGTGACGATTGGGTGGAGACTTGGCACTGGGCAAAACAACACAAACCACTCGTGGCGAGTCACTTACTACCTTCGCGCTTGGAACGCATCTGGCACAATAACATCGGGTGGGACAGTAACAACGGTTCATTCGCTGACCTCGACCGTGTCTGTTACGACCATGAATTTTACTGCGCTTGCCAGCAGCTATGGCAACACCGTGCTGGTGTTGCAACCCGCAATGAATGTAGACCCCTACAACACGAATAGTAATTTTGTGACCCTGCGCAACTTACAACTCACTAAGCCGTTCACGGCGGAATGGAGGCCGTGATGAATAACCGCATTCTTAGAATTATTCTGGTACTGCTTCTACTGGCAATTATGCCAAGAGCCGTAGCCACCGTGTATACGGTTGTGACTAATACTGGTACCTTTGCCGTCTCAGTGACAATTGATACAACTGAAACCGATTTCCCAATCAGCCTTCTGATTTTTGGAAGCACGGATACAAACATCTATAGTGACTTGGGAATTGCCCGCTTCAGTATATGGACAACGAATGGGCAAGCGAATATACCATTCTACGGTCGGACGATGTGGAATGCTCAAACTAATCTGGTGACTTCTGTAACTACCAACAAAGCCTACTGGAACGAGAATCGCCTGTATGCGACGGGAATCAGTTGGACAGACGGTTACAACCCAACCAACTGGGTCAAGGCCGCGGTGGACGCTGTTTCCAAGAAGACACCAATTTGCTGGCAGACTTCTCTTGTTCATACGGGAGCACCCCGCATCATTTATGCACAACCAGGAATGTACAAACAGGGAGCCATTGTTTCCCTCTCAAGTTCTGACAACTCCGCTTTGAGTGTCTATACAACTGTTACTGGGAAATGTGTTACAGTTGCCAGTAGTTTGGCATCACCAGCAGCGTTGACGAACCTGCCTGTTGGACTTTACTTCGTGGAGAATTCCAACGACCGCATGGAGTTTTTGGTACAACCAGCCGACTACTCCCCAGCAACTTGGTTTGGATTGGAAGGACCATTCGGGTCACAAAACAACGGACTACTGACAACTACGTGGACAAACATGAACCCACATTTCGTCCGAGGATTGGGTAGTTTCCCGTGGTCGATGCTCCAAACCAATGGCACACCGTCAGGAGAAGACACCACCACATGGGCTTGGGGATTTCCAGAGTGGTATCCGTATCCGTCTGGTTCGGTCGAGCGCGTTAATTGGCCAGCCAACGGCATCACAAATGCCGGCTCGACCAGAGTGCTCATTATCCACTTGGAACAAGCACCGGTATACTACCAAACTAATTCTCTAGCAATTTTCATGGCAGGGTGGACGAACTACGTCGGGGCAATTATGAACCACTTTAAGCCGTTGGCCGACGAAGGAAGGTTGTGGCTTGAGGTGTTGAACGAGCCCTTTTACGGCCACCAACCATCGGCGATGCCGTTTAACTGGAATGGTTGCGCCGACATGGATTGGAACAATCCACCATGCCATCAGGCTTTTACCAACTGGATGCAACTCATGACTGACTTGGTAAAAACAACAACGGCGGTGAAGGTCGCAATCGGCAGCAAGGCCAAAATCTATGGGATATCAACGAGCAATCCAAACTACGGGGATGTGTTCAAGTATATGGCCGACCACGGCGCGACCAATGGCCCAGACTGGATGGGATTTTCAATCCACGACGGCGGCGGGCTCAACTTTGAGGATTTTACGGTATTGCCCGGTGGTGGAGTGTCATACGACTCCATAACAGCCCTACAAGATGCGATAGGCACCACTACGCCTATTCTTGTTGATGAAACTGAGTACCTCATCCGGTCGGCTCTTCTTGACACACCGTACGCCAAGGGTTTCATTCGTTGGGGACCAGGAGGCGATTACAATTCATCGGGGGTGGATTGGTACGATGGTTCACAACATCTGGCTAAACGAGGTCTTCTCTGGCTGGCCCACAACGCGCAGATGTGGATTCACCATGTGATATACGCCTACCCTGATGACGACGGCATTGGTCGGTATGGCGGCCTTGAAGGTACAATTCTTCAGATTTACGGGTGGGAACGCGGACGTGGTCCAAAACCAGGACTAGCAAACACTTTGCAATTGGCGCATCTGACCAAGGGACTCATACCTGTTAGTAACGTAGTTACTAATGACCAAGTTATCCTTACGTTTGATGTTGGTCATCCATCTCCGGGAGTAACAGTTCGGCGCGTGTTTACTTGGATGGCCACAAGCAAAACGAAAACGGTAAATCTGCCGTGGTTGCGTGACCTTTATGGGAATTCAATCTCCCCGACGTTTTTGACTGACTCTGTAGGATGGTACGAAGTGACCAATGCATTTGCTAGAGGCGGGCTCATCGGTAAACTGCCAACTGTTCGTGTCAATCCTCTAACAGCAGCCAATCCTTCATGGTGATTATTATGAACACGTCACAGCTCCATCTAATCCATAATAGTTGAGATAATTTTTATATGAATATAATAAAACGATACCTTGCATATCTTATAATAGTCGCTCTGCTTACCTTTGTTGGTAATGCACAAGCGGTAATTTACTCTGTGATAACCAACACAGGAACTTTCACCGTGTCAGTGACACTTGACACCACCGAAACCAACGTCCCAATCAATCATATGATTCTCGGATCAACCCAAACGAACGTAGTGGTTGGTGATGATGGCACAACGCTGTATATTGCTCGCTTTTCGGCATGGACGACGAATGGCGTAACGAATCTGCCGTTTTCTGGCAGAACTCTGTTTGACGCCCAGACCAATAGAGTTTCGTCGTTGACCACCAACAAATCGTATTGGAACGAGTCGCGCGACGCGTCGATGGGCGACTTTAATCGCTGGTATCCAGGCAACAACCCAACGAATTGGCTGGCAGCAGCGGTTTCGGCCATCAACGGCACGACCGTTCTTTGCTGGCAAAATTCTATGGTGCGAACTGGAATGTGTCGGATTGCGAAGCGCGATACAGGTATGTATAAAGCGGGGGAGACTGTAGATTTAACGAGTCAGGACAACTCGGCCTTAACGGTCTACACCGTCATTACGGGAAAGTGTCACACTGTTTTTTCTGGTGCTTCCCCCGCGGCAATAACAAATCTTCCCGTTGGTTTTTACTTTGCAGAGAACAGCGATGATCGGATCCAGTTTATTGTCTTGCCCGCAAATTATCTTCCGGCGCCATGGTTTATGACAGAAGGCCCGATCGCGGCGGGTGAAGTCGGGACGATGGTTGGTATCTTTACCAATATGAACCCGTCAATTCTGCGGATTCATTACGGCCACAATTGGTCAACTCTTCAAACAAATGGTGTTCCTGCTGGCGAAGACCCCGCGACGTGGGATTGGAATTACTGTGTTCCTGGTAACTGCGGGCCGCATATGGAAGATTCGATCAACTATCTGCCTAATGGAATTACCAATGCTGGCTCAACCAGAGAAATCATCCTTCATGCTGAGTCGGCACCCGTCTATTACGCGACGAACACTTGGGCGGAGTTCGCACGCGGTTGGACAAACTATGTCGGCGCGCTGATGACTCATTTTAAGACGCTGGCTGACCAAGGCCGGGTTTATCTGGAGATTTTGAATGAGCCGTGGTATGAGACACAACTGAACTCGCCCAATCTCAAAGTTCGGATACCATTCGACGCGACTGGCTGTCCCACAATGGATTGGGGCGACCCTGATTGTGGGCAAGCCTACACCAACTGGCTGAATCGGATTTGCGATCTTGTCGAGACGACCATGTATGTGAAGGCAGCCCTTAACAGTAATGTTAAAATCTATACTCCCTCAACGGTATCTGCCTATTTAGATCTATTTCGCATGATGGGGACGCGGGGTCTGACGAATCGAATGGCGGGCATCTCTTTCCACGACGGCGACCTAGATAATGCCCCCGTTGACTTCTACTACCCGTGGTGGGAAGCCTATAAATCTTGGGCGTTTACTCCATATACCACTCATGTAGCTTATGTGCAGGCTATTTCAGCTACTATGGGTACTGTCCCGTTGTTCGTGGATGAAACTGAGTATAGTGCCCGGTCAGCGACTCTGGATACCCCTTATAGCAAAGTTCCCACACATCGCTATAATGGGTCGGGCATAGATTGGCATACAGGGGAACAGAGATTGATAAAAAATGCACTGATTTTACTTGCCTATAATATGCAGATGTGGAATGGCAATATGAACATTATTGGCTGGCCGAATGAGTCTCCTCCTTACACTGACCTAGAACAGAGTTGGAATCAGTTCTCTGGATTTGAAGTGGGTCATGGTCCAAAACCACAGACTGGCGCAATATTTATGTTAGCAACATTAACTCGTGGGTTAAAACCTCTCGATTTTGTAATTACTAATAGACAAGTTATTGTTACATTTAAAGCTCATAATTCAGTTCCAGGAATATCCATTAAACGCATTTTTACTTGGGCAGCAGAGGGTGAAACACAATCTGTGTCGTTACCATCATTGAAGGATATTTATGGAAATAAATTGTCAACATCAATTCTTACTGACACTGTTGGGGTTTATGATATTACAAATTTGGTGGGACGCAGCGGAATTGCTACATATGTTATAGATCCTGTAATTTCTCCTCTTCCGTGACATTATTTCATTGCGATAATATATCAATTAAAACACATAAAACATTATATTTATAGGCATATATGTCTTTATCATTTAATTCTGAAATCTTCACGGGTTCAATAACAAACTATTGTATTAGCGGTTCTGTTAGTGGGCCGTTTACTGGTTCAATTAATGGTTTTACTGGCAGTCTTACAAATTTTAATGGTATTATAAGTGGATATATATCAGGAAGTTATGCGTTATCATCTAGCCAGTTTGTTGTTGAAAAACGAAGAGTATTACAACGAAGTCTTTTAAAGTTTGATTTAACTGAGATTTCCAAGTCTGTTACCACAGCTGAGATAGCTAATCCTAAATTTATATTAAATTTGAAAACCACGGATGCTTCAGCGTTGCCCCTTACATATAAAATATATTGTTATCCGTTAAAATGGCCATGGGAGATGGGAAATGGTATATATGCATTTGGTGGAAGTGAGGCGGGTGTAAACTGGGTATTTACAAACTGGCCGGATACTTCAAGTGTGTGGTATCCAAACATTGATACATCATATGTTCCGGATGAGAATTATTTGGATTATCCGTCTACTGCATCATTTATGATGGGCGGTGGTCAGTGGTATTATATTGTACCACCAAATTTTATTTTTCCATCGTCAAGTGTTCAAACCACATTTTTTGATACACCAGCTTCTACTTTTGAATCGGTATATTCTTCAAGTTTACAGACTAATTTGACTTCTAGTTTTTATAGTATATTAAGTTCAAGTTTGAATTCTGTGCTGACCAATGCCCAATTAACAAACGCGAATATACAAAACTCATATACATTCTTATTAAATTTAACGGATTCAATTTATAACAATGTAACATCAAGTGTAAATGCAACTACAGATCCATCGTCAAGTCTTGAAGTAAGTGCTAGTGTTTGCTTTTTATTAGCACTTTCTTCTAGTTTACAATCATCTTTATATCCGGTGCAATTTTCCAGTTCATTTGCGTCAGCTTCATATTCTTATATTTTAACGATATCAAGCAGTTTGTCTAGTTCAATATACAGCGAATTATATGCAAAATTAAATCAACTGGGAGCAACAAATTTGTCAAATAGTCTTGTTGCTTTAACTGCATATAATTTCTACACTAATTACTATAATAGTTTATTTCAAGAATTAAGTACTAGTTCAAATCATTGCTTTGTATTAACATCAAGTCTTTCTCAGTGTGATCCGAAATATGCGGGAGCATATGCGGAATATTTAAATACTTCTAGTTTACTAGCAGGACTGAAAACTGAATATTTAGGATTTGTATTAGCTGATATATCTCCGTATATATTGTCTAGTTCCACAGCGGTTTTACAAACACAATTTTCTTCAAGTATTTTTAACGCATTTTCTTCTAGTTTTATGTCATATTTTAACGCGGGTATACAATCGGTGGAAAATTACACTTATAATCAAACCACTGGTAGCACGCCAAGTTATTATGTGTCTAGTTATTTTTCTTCGTTACAATCATCTAGTTCATTGATATGTTCACAGAGTTTTGATTATTATCAAAAGTCAGATATAAAGATGGACATAACTAATATTTGTAAGGCTTGGATGGCGGGAGCGGTACAAAATGCGGGTCTTATTCTAATAAGTTCAGAAGAAATAGCAAATGGTGATACTAACGGAAAATTAAAATTCTTTTCTAAAGAAACCAATACGATATATACTCCATATATTGATGTTCAATGGGATGATTCATCATTCTCAACTGGAGAGCTTGCTCCTATAACTTCAAGTGCTGGAATAGCTGTTTCTATTAAGAATTTAAAGAAAGAATATAAGTTTGGTTCGATGGTTAGATTTGATATATTTTCAAGGGATTTGTATCCAAAAAAATCATTTTCCAGATTACAAACTGTATATTTAGACACAAAATATTTGCCTACTTCCAGCTATTATGCTATTAAAGATATGGAGAGCGATGAAAATGTTGTAGATTTCGATAATTATAGTAAATTAAGTTGTGATGAAAATGGAAATTACTTTAAACTGGATACTACTGGTCTACCTCAAGAAAGATATTATAAGGTTTTGATAAAAGTTGTAACGGATAATTTTACCGAAATATATGATAGTAATGCTATATTTAAAATTGTAAGATAATGAGCGACAACTTAAATAAATTTAATGTAGATATATCAAGTTTCAGAAATGATTCTTTGATTTATGTTTATAGTTTTGATTCTGTTGGTAATTTGTTTTTTAAAGATAGTGGTGAAATTTTTAATCAAACCTTTTTGAAGAAAAATAATTTTAATTATTCTTATGATGAAACCAAATTATCCCAATTTTATACTTTAGATTTTGAAGAATTTCTTCCTGGAGCAGCATCTGATGCGCCTTCTGTAGATTTTTCTGCGTTGGTAAGTTCTTTAAATGACCAAGTACAATCATTACAAGATCAACTTTCTGCGGTGGGAATAGATTCTGCTGTAGTAGCTGATTTAATTGCTAATTCTAATAATGCAAGAGATGTTATTATCTCTTTAAGAATACTTTTGGGTCAAGGTACAACTGAAGCGGATTTTTCTGAAGAATTTCCATATTTACCATTGAACGCTCCTGCGCCGGCAACGGGTTCGAGAGAACCAATTGTATTTCCCACAGGATCGGCGCAGATTTCTGCTAGTAATCCATTAGCCATATTCGATTTGAATTCAGATTTCATATTGGATAAAAAAGAAATTAAGAATATACAGCAGCAATATAAGATAGGAAATCCTGTTTTATTGGACACTTTAAAAAGGAAAGACAATACACTTCCGCTTTCCAAGACTGATTTACAGTTTATTATTGACACATTTTACAGAAATGTAGCAAAAATAGAGACAAAAACATCATTGTTATCAAAATTTGATGTGGATGGTAATTTTATGTTGAGTAAAAAAGAAATAAAGACATTAAAGAAACAGTATAAGATAGGAAATCCTGTGGTCACTTCTTTTAATACTGATGGCAAGAAAGGCCTTTCTAAAACAGAATTACTTACTCTTGAAAGGGCTATATTAACCCCTCCGTCATCATAAAAGTTTATAATATTTGATATATATTACTGGCCGTTATGTTACCATTTAATATATTAGAAGAAAAAGCAAATCAAGTCAACAAAATTAGTTATTTGTCTGCACTTGAAAGTTCTACGGTTTTGCTTAGCGATACCAACGAATTGTTTTTTGGAAATGATGAAAATAGTAAAATTTATTTTGGCTTATTTAACAATAAGCAAGAAAAGATTTCATTTTCAATCATAACCGGTTCACACATACCACAAAATGTTCAATACAGATATGAAGATATAGATGGAAATATTTTCATAGATCAATTTTCTTATTACAAAAATAATTTTATACAAGACAAAGAAAAAAATCTTTTGATTGATATAAGTGAATCAATTAAAAGTGCTGGCAATACATCTTCTGATGTTTTCTATGTTTTGATAGATCCTATTATTGATTTATTTTCTTTTAGTTCTTCACTTTTAATAAAGGAAATAAGTAATTCTAGAAAAGAAATCAAATTGGTTAAAAACTTTTCTCAAGAAAATGTAAATAGTACCGTTACACTTTCCGTTGAGGGTGAACAGATTTATCTAAATGGTTCTACTGAGGTCAATCTATTAAAAGGAATTGTATATAATATAAATGTATTAGTTCCAACTGATAATTTTGAGAAAATTGCTTTTAGTTTGACTCCTGATGGTGCGTTGTTTGTTGGTGGTGTCGCATACACAAAAAATATATTATACAAAACATCAAGAGGACAAATTGTATTAGATGCAACCGATGAAAGTTTTCCATCCGTTTTATATGTTTACAATAACACCTTTACCAATTCTGGTGTAAAAATTAATTTCTTGGATAAGATAGATGATGCGGTTCTAAAATTAAACACTGAATTTTTAGCATTAGACGCGAAAAACTTTTTATACAAAAGAATCTATCCATCTATGGATTATTATTTGTCTTCGTTTAATTCTAATAGAGCATTAAATACTGCCAAAAAAGAAAATGCAGAAAAATTAAACTCATTGTATACTTTATTTAATTTAAAAAGTGAAAATCAGTTGTTTGATTTGATTAATACGATATATTACGGAGAATCATTTTTTGATAATAAACTAAGAAAGCAAATAAAATTTACTGGCATCAAAGAATACATCCTGAATCATATAAAATTTAATTATGAATTTATAGGTGATTATGCTGAATTATCCTCTCAAATAAACGCAATAAATGTATATACTGTAGATAAATGGCTGTTGTTAATCAACCCCAATGCAACGCAAACATATTCGGATATAAAATTATACTCTGATAGTTTGTCTTTTTTAACAAATTTATTTAATAACTTTTTATTGCTATCGCAGATTTTTCTTAAAGCGGACTATATAGAAAAATTTCATTCTCCATTGAAAACCGCGCTTCATTTTGATGAAGAAAATATGGCATTGTTGTTGAATTCTAGGGTGGATTATTCAGATCCGGCCAATTTGGAATATGTTGTAAAGCTTAAAGATCCTCTATCAGATGCTTATGATGTTGGTACAGTTTGTGGCGCAGTTAATATTTCTATTGAACCATTTTTTCAAAAAATTAATTATGCACAGTTAATTCAAAAGAAGGGTATAAGATTATCTGGACCAAATTTTTCAATAAATATAAGTGATAAAACATCTCTTGATAAAGTTACAAAATATTACACGGCAGAAGAACTAAATGCTGATTATAATGTAAATAATGAAATTTTATTATCAAAAAACATAAAACAATTTAACATAGACTATACAGATTTTTCCAATTTTGTTGTGTTTTCTTCTGCGCATATTCGTGTTAAAATATTTGAAAATAAGATAATTAAATTAACATTGTTGGAACAAGATATTTTAGATTTGGCTAAAGCGGGAAATATCCCACCAATTTATACTCAAGCAGATGGTTACAATAATACAATACAATTGAATGTGTATGGCGACAAGTTAGAGCAAAAGAATGATATTATTAATTCATTTGATTTTTATGAGTCATATCTTTACGAACAATATATTGCTGGGAATTTTGTTTATGACATAAATACCAAAAAATTTATTGAGCCAGCTGATGTTGGATTATCTAATCCAAGGATATCAAATTATATAGATGAATTAGAAACAAATGCAATACAATACGATAGACAAAATCGAGACAGTTTAATCAGTAATACTCCAGAGTTTATTTCTGCAAATTCTGATAATGATGAATATTTGAAGTTTTTAAGTATGGTTGGTCATCATTTTGATAACATTTATCTTTATATTGCAAATTTTAATTTATACAGAGAAATTGGAAGTAATATAGACGATGGTTTGAGCCGTGGATTGTTAAATAACATTCTAAATTCGTTTGGCTTTAAAATTCCTCCAAGTCTTTCTGGAAATAGTGATGAAGCAGATATTACAAATACATATTTGTCAAATACATACAATTCTGGATCTTACGAGTTTTCGTTGGATGATAGAACTAAAATAATCTGGAAAAGAATATTAACTAATCTTCCTGTTATATACAAATCAAAAGGTACCCAAGAGGCTATAAAATACATTTTGTCTTGTTATGGTGTTCCAAGGAATTTGATACAAATAAAAGAATTTGGCGGTGGTTATAATAGGCCTATTATTGAATCGTGGAATGATGTATCTACAAATGTTTATTTGTTGGAATTTACGGGCAGCAACGATGAATATGTAAAGATAAAAGACATTATACCTCATAAATCGGTTGATTTTAAATTCTGGCTTAATACAAGTAATTATAGTGATAAATCTATTGTTCAGTTGTTATCTAGATATAATGTTAGTGGTGATCAAGTATTTTCTTTGGGCATTATAAAGGAAAAAGAAACACTGGGACGGGTTTATGTTATATTTAAATTAGGAGGGGATGAGTTTAAATATGTAACCGATCAATTTTATTTACTTTCCGACGACATAATTGGAGTATTATTTAGAAGAAATTTGATTGATTCGAATTTTGAAAGTGTTATTGATGAAGGTATTATACCAACACAATATGATATTTTGGTGTGTAAAAGAAGTAATGAGTTGACCACCGATTCATTTCAGTATTCATTTTATCTTTCTTCGTCATTTAACACCATTTTTGAAATTAATAACTTTAATATTTTTGGAAATATTACATCATCGGTTACAGGGAGTGGAACATTCTTAGATATTAATTCGATAATACCAGGATATTCTGTTAAAAACTTTATCGGTGCATTAGATAAATTCTCATATAATCTATCTCCTATATCAAATAATACATTTTATACAAAAAACAGAAACATATATTCTTATTACGATGGAAGTCCATCATCTAGCTATGTGAATTCTGTCTTTAACTTTGATTTGGGTTATCCAATTGATATTAGCGTAAGTTCGTCTACGGCAAATGGATTTTTGGTTTATAATAACAATATCAACTATTCTTATTTAACCGCATCATTGTATAATTTTGTTGGTAGTAATTATACGGAAATATTTAATACATCTAGTTGCATGTCACAATCTGTGACGATATTTCCATATCAAACAAAGGATTTTGAAGCTACAATTAAATATGATGTAAGCGGAGTAGGACCATCTAGACTTGAAAATGTAAAAATAAACAGACATTATGAAACTAGAGTAGATAATACGCTTTCACCACATTCTTCAGTTTCACAAAAAGAATCTCAGAATTATTATGAAGATTCCAACAAACTTGGAATATTTTTGGCGCCTACCGATGAAAGAAACAAAGATATATTGGATTTTTACGGAGACACTAACATTATATCGTCGGTAGCTTATCCCGAAGATAGATATTCATCTAATTTTCGCTATAAGTCCTTTAGACTTTTAAGAAATGATTTTTACAATTATGCTAACAAATATAAGGTATTATTTAATGAGTTGTTTGCAATTTATAACATTTATGTTGACAGAAGTATATTTGAAACATTAAAGAATGTATTTCCAGCGCGAAATAAAGTATATACTGGATTATTAATTGAACAAACAATTTTGGAAAGAACAAGAATACCAAATCTTCCACCATTTGTTGATAACATCAATGTGCCGACGGGTTATATAGACCTTCGGAATATTATAAATCATATCAATGGTGGAGAATTTACAAATTTATTATCAACGAATTCAAAAATGATAAAATATCAATATGATGATTCATATGTGGAAAATAATTATTATGGCTTCTCAGATATTAGTGACACTCCTGACAAATATCAACATGGTCTTTTCATAGAATCTGGAAGTGGTATAACTCAATATGATTCTGATTATTATTATGTATATCTGGTTGATGTTCCACTAAAAGTTCATTACACAGATAGAATGAATTTATTGGGTACATTGGAAAAAACTTTTAAACGCGTAGAATTAGTAGAAACAGCATCGGCTTTTAATGCTTCTCCACCTCCTAATTATACTTTATATTATAAAAACTATTACAATAACACTTCGTTTAAACCATTGTCTTTTAGAAAAGAGGCTTATCCAAATTTTAATACTAATGTATTTGTTTCACCTTCGCCTTCTTGGACGGTTAAATCAAGACAAACAAGTATAACAACAATAAATCAATCGAGAAAAACAGATAGAAGCCCGATAATATCAACTGGAACTGGTGGCGTGATTAATACTGGTCAAGTAGGTTCGACCAGTAATGTCGGTGTAACTACAACGGGTGGTGGTGGGTCAGCTATAATTACAGGTGGGGGAACGGCTGGTACAGGCGGTTCAACTGGTGGAACAACCACCACACCAATTGGAGTGGCTAGTAGCCCAACTCCTACAATTGTGAGATAAGAGAAAGAAAATGTGTGTTTATCTATATGTATTCATAATAGGATTGCTGGAAAAGAACAAAAAATATATAAATAAAAAATATTTTTAACACTATTTATTAAAGGAAGATTATATGTCATATTTGGATAATAAATCAATATTTGTCGATGCGGTCTTAACAAAGAAGGGCAGAGAATTATTGGCAAAAAATGGAAGTCTTAATATTACATCGTTTGCGTTAGCAGACGATGAAATTGATTATTCGTTGTTTGACCCAAATGCTCCATCGGCACAATTATCTGATATCGCGTTGGTAAACACTCCTGTTTTTGAACCAGTTGTTGACGAAACACAGGCATTAAAATTTAAACTAGTTACTTTGGATGAAGGCACAACATTTATACCAACAATAACCATTGCACAGGGAAGTATCAATATAAACTCCACCTATACGGGTAGAATAATTATATCTCCATCCACTACACCCGCAAATTACAATTCCAATTTGGGATATACAGCTATACTTGGTAATAGCAAAGTTGGAAGTTTGATAGTGACTGTCCAAGCGCCATCATTAAATGCTGGCGCAGGAACAACGGCGGTTTTTGCTGGTGATATAAGTTCTGCAAATTCACAAACATTAATTGGTATGGAATTTGCATTTGTTCCTTCTGCTAATTTACAAAATACAACCTCAACAACACTAACCATTATTGGAAATGAAAGTGGAGGCGGAACAACAATTGCAGTAACAGTGACGGTATCTTAAAGAATTTAATATTATGCCAACTTTTAAAGTATATCAACCATTTGAATCTGACGATGTAATAATCGGGAAAACTAGTAGAATTTCCAGTGGATTTTTTCCCGATGGAGATGTATATTATTCACAATCGACATTCTTAACTTCACCATTACAGCTTCAAACTATCACTCCTGGTGGCAGTGTTTATGATATTTTAAATGGATTGTATTATACAGAAGTTTATAATGATAGTGTGACTAATTCTCAATTATTATTTAGTGTTTCATATGGTGAAGTTAATGGAAGTGGCTCTGTATTAGGTAGTCCTGTTCTTAGCACCAAAGCAACATATTCACAATACCGAAATGTTTTACTTGGCAGTGGTGATATTGATGGTTTGTTTAGCTTTCGAACGGGTTCAGTTGGAACAAATGTATACCCAACAGGCTCAGCTATATGTATAATGAATTTTTCCGCTCAATTAATGCGGGATCAAATAGACCCAGGTCAATGGTCTGTTAATATTGGACCATATTCTTTTATTGATGAATTTCCGCTCCTAACCCCATCAGAAAGAAAAGAAAGTAGATTGGTATATGAAATTATATCCGGTTCATTTGATTCTCTTACAGGTCAAACTATTGCAGGTTCATCGGGATACGATGCAATTGGATTATTTTATCCAAAAAGCGGAATAATGGTATTTAATGCGACATATCTGAATGATATAGTTGGTGTGGGGTTAATTCTGAATACTCCTACTATAGATATAAATTCTTTTCAAAAAAATGATGTAGTATTCTATAATGCTTTAAAAAATGCCGGCGGACAAATGCGAATAAGAAAATCAGAGTTTGTTCCATCTACACATTATTTTGTTAGAGTAAAAAATCAAGATTTTAATTATTCTAATAATATTACTTTTGCTCATCAAGAAACAGATGTATCTGGCAGTTTTAACAAGGGGGATATTATTGATTCATTGATTGCGAATCCTATTACTTATGTTACCACTGTTGGTCTGTATAATGATGTAAACGAATTGGTAGCAGTAGCAAAATTGAGCAAACCAACGATGAAATCCTTCGATAACGAGCTTCTAATTCGTATTCGTCTTGACTTTTAATCTAAAATTTATATTATTCTCTTACGCAAATAAGTTAATAAATGTTATATTTATAATTATATGTGGTGCGATAACACAATTGCTATTGGTGGAGAATATGTAGATTATGGACCAAATTGGTTATATGACTATTGTAATACAACAGTTGACCCAATAAGCGGTTCGTTAATATTACTAGAATTAGGATCATTGCAGTATGTTTTAACAGATATAGACAATACTTTTGTTTTTCTTGAATCCTATTTACAAAATATTAACAATCTTCCTCTTCCCTATTTTTTACTTCCATATTACAATCAAGCTGTTAAAAACACGATTCCAACTGGTTCAACTGCGTTTCTGTTGGGATTAGAACAAGGCAGTTGGGATTTTGCTTATATTGAAGAGGGAATAAAGGTTGATAAACGCATTTTATTTAATCCAAACAACGAACCTAGGAATGTAGATGAATCCTATAAGCGAGTTGTTTATAATCAATATAAAAATTTATATTATCCTGATGTCAAGGATCCTACTAAGATGCTTGGATTAGACAATTTAGACATTTTATTAGACAACAAGAATAGACTTTTATATGATGAAATTAAAGTTGTAACAATACCACAACTATATTTTGCTGACAGAATAGAAGAAAATAGTGTGGAAATAGATGAAACGGCAGGAATATCTTCCTATAAAGTCATTGATGATGGATTTGGAAATTTAAAAGCAAAAGATATGTTTTCATTTGTCATTGACGATGTTAACAAAACTATACCGGATTCTAATATCACCATTAAAAACAGAAATATGGGTTATTCTGTTTCTATAAATGATAGATGCGCATTAATAGGGAATCCATGTTTTGAACTAACTGGGGTGGAAGGAAATGTTCAAGTTTATAAATTTAATTCACAAATAAGCAATAGATTTTTTTATGATGGAATATTAAAAAGAAGAACCTTTAGTATATCTGAGGCTGCGCCTTTAATAGTTAAATGTTCAGATTTCGGCAGGTCAGTAGATTTATGTAAAAATGTTGCGGCGGTTTCTTCTATATTGGCTAGATACATATATCCATCGGGCTCAAATGTAGTATATACAGACGCGGGGGTTGTAGAGTTATATAACTTAAATACTGGTTCATATGCTACACCAGCTTATGTAATTTCTTCATCTATTATACCATCCACATATGAAACAGGAAGTGGAACTTTTGGTTGGACAATTTCTTTAAATGATGAATATTTGGCGATTGGCTGCCCGCACACTTATTTGTCGGGCAGTTTATCTTCGGGTAGTTACACTGGAGCAGTATATATTCTTTCTGGAAGTATAACCACAGGGTATGCATTTCATTCACAGTTGACAGGAAGTGATGTTCCCAATGATGTATTATTTGGAAAATGCTTAAAACTTGATAAAAACTATAATAAACTTGTAGTAGGAAATGGAGATAATACATTGGGATCGGGAAGTGTTTATTTATTTGAATTAACTGGTAGTGTGTGGGAGCAAACTTATAAATTTAATCCAACAAAAACAACAGAAAATTTGAATTTCTTGCCTGTTCAACCATATACAACCATTTTAAATGACGCGGATGGGTTTGGTACATCTGTTTCAATTTATTGTTCTTCTTCAACGGATATAAAAGTTGCCGTTGGCGCTCCGTTTGATAGAACTGTTTATGAATTTAGTGGTTCAGGCTGCTATAAAAATGGGGCGGTTTATATCTACGAAAAAGAACGATGTGAAATCCATAGTGCTTCTGTATATGCCTATTCTGGTTTTGTATTTAATCAAACTAGAATTTCTGGGGATGCCGACGCGTTTAAACAAAATATATTTGGTTTTTCTGTTGATATGTGGGGCGATAAAGTCATAGCATCTTGTCCAAAGTATTTTTCAGAATATACCACCGATTATATCTATAATACCTTTTTACAACCTTTCAATTTTAATGACATGGAAGAAATAAATAATGTTGGCATGTTTTATGTGTATCAAAAGGCCGACGATGGTTGGAATGTTTTTGGCAAATACAAGACTAATAAAATTTATTCACATCCATACAATTTTTACGCTTATGCAGTTTCATTATATGAAAATAATCTTATAGCTGGATGCCCAATTGTAGTAGTTGACAATGATAATACTGTTCCAACTAATGTTTATGTTGATGAGTTAAAATATTTGAAAAATCTATGTGGAGATTTTAATATATTTAATTTAGTGGATTATAAACAAACACATTATATTGGAAATGTGTTTTATAAAACAGGAAAAATGATAACATCAACAAGTGGCTCGGTATTTGATTTTATATTTGAATCACCTGTTAATATTTATCCTGAATATAATATATCATTTAATAGCCGACTAAAGCTTTACCAAAAAGAAATTGTATGTACTATAAATCCTGGAGAATTTAACTATAGTACTAATCCAACTTCATATACTTATGAACCATATTCTGATTTTGATTTAAACAGAAACGGAAGATTTGATTTTGATGATTGTGATAAATTATTAAGAATTATCAACTTTAAATTTACATCAAATGAAAGGTGGTGGGAGCATTTTAATTATACAGATTCAAATGGGAATTTTATATTAGATGAATCTTTTGCTACAATCGAAGAGGTTGTTCCTTATAGTTTGTTTAAGTTTTATTTGAATAATAATAGACCGATGGATTCTAAGTTTGGGTCTGTGTCTGAAATTAATACTATGATTAATGCATACGATTCTTTGTTAGACATAAATGACGACGGCGTGGCGGATTATTTAGATGTAAATTTGTTGTGGAAGTTTTTTACAACTACACTAACAATTAATAATTATGAAGCATATCAAAACCAAAAAAGTATAATTTCAAGCCGCAATTCCTTTGATTTAATTTATGCCTATCTATTGGAGGAAACAGGAAAAAATAAACCTGGTAAGATTTTAGATAGATTTTACAGCCGGCCTATGTCAGCTTCTGTTTCCGACACCACATCTTCATATTTGGTGCCATATATAACGACAATAGGATTATATGATGGGGCAGATCTTATGGGTGTAGCTAAACTTGGGACTCCAATACGAAATCAAGGAGTATTTCCGTTGAATTTTATCATAAGATTCGACATATAACCTTATATTTATAATTGTATGATAAAAGACAACATTCTTTCGACTAATACAATCTCTCTCCGAGAGAGATATGCAGATTCAGCGCATTCAAAGGTTGGTAAAATAACACCAAATGAAACGCCAATATTAGGTGTTTATAATAAATCCAAAGAATCTAAATTTGTTAAGATTTCTCCAAATGAAACCCCTATATTGGATACATTTAATAAATCAGACCATTCTAAGTTTATAAAGCATACGCCTGATGAAACGCCTATCCTTGGAACTTTTAATAAGTCAGAGCATTCTCATTTTGTAAAGCATACACCAGACGAAACGCCTATTCTTGCCACTTTTAATGCATCAGACCATTCTAAGTTTATTAAACATACACCAGATGAGACACCAATTCTTGCTACTTTTAACGCATCGGAGCATTCTCATTTTGTAAAGCATAAGCCAGATGAAACGCCAATTCTTGCTACTTTTAATAAATCTGGTCATTCGAATTTTGTAAAACATACACCAAATGAAACGCCTGTATTAGCTTTGTATAATTCATCGGGACATTCTACAGAAATTGACACTACAAAATATTATCCTTAAAATTTTTGGATTCTAATTCTACCGCCAACATATTCATTGTAATAACTAGAATCAAATAGTGCATTGGCAAGTATTATTTGTTTCATTTCTTCATAGTTAAGTTCAGATTTGGATTTGCGCCAATATAAAATTTCAAAGAGGAAATTATCTTTACCAATTTTTTGTATATCTTCTTGTAGTTTCTTACAACTTCCCGTATAGGATTTCCAATCGGAGGCTTTTGTAGATCGTCGTTTGTTTACACGACCCTTTAGAGGCTTCTTGGAGACTTTAAATTTCAACAATTTTTTGCCCAAATATTTTTTATCGTTAGTGAGATTGGTTATTTTATAAATAAATCCGATACTATTTTCCGGCGGTTCTTCTTTTACAATCCAATGGCCATAGTCATTCATGAAAATATATAGTATTATTTTTATATAAAAAAATCAAATGGTCTTTAATATAAATCGACTAAATCAATTATCGTGGTAAACTTGTTGTATGTTATTGCAGGAAGATATAATATCTGTTTTAAATAAAGTACTTAAACAAAAAGGACGAATTAGAAGGGGAGAAGACCTTGTATATTTTTGTCCTGCTTGTAACCATTATAAAAGAAAGCTTGAAGTAAATATATTTACTGGCAAATATCATTGTTGGGTTTGTGGCTTTTCAGGATTATCATTTAAGACATTGTTTAAGAAATTAAATGCTCCGCCGGAAGCGTATTATATAATTAAAGAGAGTTATAAACTAAAGCCTAAAGATGAAAATGAAATAGACCATTTATTTGACACAAAAGAAAAAGAACGGAATGTTGTAAATTTTT